CGACTAAACTCGCCAACCCATTTCCAAGTTTACGCCCAACTTGAGACGCAAAGGCAGAGCCGGTAGGCCCAAAAGAGGACCCGGCGAGAGTTCCAACCCTACCGCCAGCCGACGCGAAGGACCCCTTCGGGACCAACTGCTGGAGATAGGGCAGAACAGTCGAAGTATAGTAATCACCTTGGCCAGACATTCTGGCAATCTGCGCTCTTTGCGCAGCCTTGGCTTTCTTAGCTTGATTGTTTTTCTTGTTCTGAGTAGACATGTAACTTGTTTTGCTTGGTAGTTCACAAAATTTTATTACATCCCCAAATTGCTGACACAGGAGGGAGCGCAAATTTCCCTGAGTATTAACTCTGTTGCCTGTAAGTGGACCATATAGTCAATAGTCCACTTCGCACAGCTTATCAAACACCGGATGTTCGATGTAAGCTGGCAAACTCTTAATGGATTTCAATAATTCTTCTACTTCAAACACTTCCTTCGGTGAAATGTTGTATCTGTCTTGAATTGAATCCAAAGCGTCGAATCTAAAAATGTCCGTCTCGGACATTCTGGGTTTCCAGGATTCTTGGAGAGACGCGAGTGTCTTGGTTGATGGCAAACCCAATCTCTTCATTGTGTAAAGAAATTCTCCTAAAATTGGGTAACTACGGGGGACTTCTCCGTAAGAATTGGCAAGAGCCAGAGCACACATTCTCACGGCGGTGCGTTCATCGTAATGATATTTCTTTCCTCTTCTAGTGACGCTCGTAATTTTCACGGGGTCATTCAAAAGTTTACCGATTTTTAGAACGGCGGAGGGTAGTGGAAACCACTGCAAACCAGTCGCAGTTTTTTGCCACCAACCTTTCAAGAAAGTTGACGTTTGGACGCTGTCCCTTGGGAAATATTTCACTTCAAACCCCAACTCCAGACCGGCCTCAACCAGACCGGAGAGGCGTTTAATGTTTGCAAGATACCAAACGAACATGGAGAGAGTAGAAAGTGAATTGAAAGTCGTCGTGGTCGTCACACCTGTCGGCATTTGGGTCCCTGCGAAACCGCGACAGAAGAGGCGTTTGCGCCTCAGTGTGTAACCTGACGAACA